TGCTGATACGTGGGACGATGAACGTGGTATGATGATTTTTGAATATGGAGGAGAACCAAGATATTTAAACTGGCCTAACTGTCCAAAGTATAGAACTATTAAGTTAAGCGAATTAATTGATAAAAAAGATACAATTATTGGTACTAAAACTTATCTTAGAGTAACACTTGATATTGATATAAGTTTTGAAGAAGCAAGTTTTATAAAAGAAAACTTTATTAATGAATATAAGTGTAGAGAGATTACGTTATTACCAAGTCAGCAAGTAGATGAGATTAATACTGATATTGATATTACAAAATTTGAAAGTGTTGATCAAATCGTTACACATGAAATCGATGCAATAGATTCTGAGAATTATAACAAACAGAAACTATTAGAAATATATGGCGAATTATGATAAAGATTAAAGACTTAACCGTTAAGAACTTTATGAGTGTGGGAAATCAAACCCAGGCAGTTGACTTTAGTAATAGACAACTGACGCTAGTTTTAGGAGAGAACTTAGATCAAGGGGGAGACGATTCAGGCTCAAGAAACGGTACAGGTAAGACCACCATCATCAACGCACTATCTTATGCGTTGTATGGTGTGGCACTGACAAACATTCGTAAAAATAATTTAATTAATAAGACTAATAATAAAGGAATGTTAGTTACACTTAACTTTGAAAAAGATAATACAAAGTATAGAGTTGAAAGAGGTAGAAGTCCAAACACACTAAAGTTTTTTGTTGATGAAGAAGAGCAAGAACTTACCGATGAGTCGCAAGGCGATAGTCGTAAAACACAAGAAACAATAGACACATTATTACAAATGAGTCACGATATGTTTAAGCATTTAATTGCATTAAACACATATACAGAGCCATTCCTTGCAATGAAGCCAAATGATCAACGTGCGATTATTGAACAGTTATTAGGTATTACAATTCTATCTGAAAAAGCAAATGTGTTACGTGAACACATGAAAGTAACTAGGGATAGTATTACAGAAGAAAATGCAAAAATAAATGCAATACAAGAAAGTAATGAACGTGTAAAAGAAAGTGTTGAAAGTTTAAAGATTAAATTAAGTGCTTGGGAACAACAACGTGAAACAAATATTAAAAAACTTGATAGCGGTGTAGATGAACTTGAACACATTGATATAGACAAAGAAATTGCAGACCATGAAAAGTTACAGAGTTGGAATGAAACAGAAAAACATCAACGTAACTTAATTAAAGAACAAGCAACGTTAGAGAGTGCATTATCTCAAACTGACAAACGCCTTGCAAAAGTAAGCAAAGAATTAGATGATCTTGAAGATGCAAAATGTTATGCTTGTGGACAAGATTTGCCAGATGAAAAGGTAGAAGAAATACAAACAAAACTCCAAACTGAGTATGGTGAAACTACAACCTACTTGATTGAAATAAACGAAAAGGCAGAAAAAGTAAAAGCAAAACTAGATGAGATTGGTGAAATTACTGATAAGCCAAACACATTCTATGAAACTGCCAAAGAAGCATATGATCATAGAAGTAATATTGAAAACTTAAAAGACGCATTGAAAAGAGCAAAGGAAGATAAAGATCCTTACACAGAACAAATTGAAGAATTACAAAATACTGCAATCCAAGAATTAAATTGGAATAAAGTTAATGACCTTACAAGTCATAAAGAACATCAAGAATTTTTATACAAACTTCTCACAAACAAAGATAGTTTTATACGTAAGAAGATAATCGATCAGAACCTCGCATATCTTAACAACAGACTTACGTTCTATCTTGATCGTCTTGGTCTTCCACACTCTGTGGTATTTAAAAATGACCTAGCAGTTGAAATAACACAGTTAGGTCAAGACCTTGACTTTGATAATTTAAGTAGAGGTGAACGTAATAGGCTTATACTTGGATTAAGTTGGGCATTTAGAGATGTATGGGAAGGCTTGTATCAAAACATTAATTTATTGTTTGTTGATGAACTTATTGATAGTGGTATGGATACTGCTGGTGTAGAATCTAGTTTAGCAGTACTTAAGAAGATGGGTAGAGAAAGAGATAAAAACATTTATATCATTTCGCATAAGGACGAGTTGCAAGGTCGGGTAAACAATGTATTAAAGGTTATTAAGGAAAACGGCTTTACAAGTTATGCAAATGATGTTGAAATAGTGGAACAGTGATATTAGATAAGATTAAAGAACGTGGCGAAGAAATGGCTCCATTAGAAGGGCATGATCGATTACAATATCTTATTGATATAGCAAGAGAAGTTGAACCTTTAGACGACAGCGAAAAAATAGACGATAATAAAATCAGAGGTTGTGCAAGTAATTTGTGGGTAGTAGGAACAATAAACAAAGACGGAACAATGTCCTATAAACATGATGCAGATGCTTGGATAACAAAAGGTACTGCAAAAGTTTTAGTAGACCTTTTAGACGGTGAACATCGTAGCGAAATAGCACACTTAACCTTAGAAAGTTTTGAAGGGTTAGGTATCAGAAATCTTTTAACAATGCAAAGACAAGTTGGCTTTGGCAGTTTAGTAGAACGTATGATAGGAATAGCAAAAAATGGATAAAAGAATAACTTCAATACTTTACTCAGAGATAGGTAGACAAAATGCCACCGTAGAACTTATTGCAAGTGAAAACTTTGCATCAGAAGATGTAATGAAACTTGCAGGATCGGTATTTACAAACAAATACGCAGAAGGATATCCAGGCAAACGTTATTACAACGGTTGTGAACACATGGATTCAATAGAACAACTTGCAATAGATCAACTAAAAGAATTGTATGGTTGTGAGTTTGCAAACGTGCAACCACATTGTGGAGCAAACGCAAACACGGCAATTTATCTTGCGTTCCTTAAACCAGGAGATAAAATCCTAGGAATGGATCTTGCAAGTGGAGGACATCTAAGTCACGGTGCTAAGGTAAACATTTCAGGAAAAGTTTATGACGCACATCACTATGGTGTGAATGAAAAAGGTTTATTAGACTATCCTGCCATAATGGCACAGGCACAAGAAATAAGACCTAAGATGATTATAGCAGGTGCTAGTGCATATCCTAGAGCAATAGATTTTAAAATGTTTAGACACATAGCAGATAAGGTAAAAGCATACTTATTAGTTGATATGGCACATTACTCAGGACTTATTGCCGGCGATGCCTATCCAAGTCCTATACCATACGCAGACTTTGTAACAAGCACAACGCATAAAACATTAAGAGGTCCAAGAGGCGGAATTATTTTATGGAACAATCCTGATTATACTAAAAAGATCAATAGTGCAATTTTTCCTGGCACACAAGGTGGTCCATTGATGAACATCATTGCCGCAAAGGCACAGGCATTCATTGAAGCAAACACAGATGAATTTAAACAATATTCAAAACAGGTTGTTGCTAATGCACAGGCAATGGCAAGGGTTTTTAAAGACGAAGGGTATAAATTATTAACAGATGGTACAGATAGTCATATACTATTGTTAGATTTGAGTGACACTAAATGGTCAGGTAAGGATGCCGCAAATCTATTAGAGGAAAATGGTATCACAGTAAATAAAAATGGAGTTCCAAATGATCCAAGATCTTTTGTTGAAACAAGTGGAATCAGAATTGGTACTGCCGCAGAAACTACAAGAGGTCATGATGAAGAATGGTTTAAAGGACTTGCAGGGAAAATTGTAACATTACTGGCATAATACAATGACTGATGATAATCACGACAAACTAGTAAAAGCATATTTAGAATATTTTAAAGCACACGAAAGTTATCAGAAGACAGGTGGAATAAGACCTAGACGTGAAACCAGACGATGGCTTAGAGAAATACGTGATCTAGCCAAAATACGAATGAACGAAGTTCAAGACAGTTACGTAAATCGCAGAGCAGATTCCAAAAAAGACGAGCAGGACAAATAGACTTGGTAAGTATCCATATGCAATGGACTTACAAAGGAAAAGTAGTAAAAGAATTACCTCTTGGTTGTGAAGCCTTTGTATATCTTATTACAAATACAACCAATGGACGTAAGTACGTAGGCAAAAAACTCGCTAAATTCAAAAAGACACGCCCACCACTCAAGGGCAAGATAAACAAACGTAGAAGCAAAGTAGAAAGTGACTGGAAAGACTATTGGGGTTCCAATGATCACTTAAAAGAAGACGTAGAAAAATTAGGCACTGATAAATTTACTAGGGAAATTTTATATATTTGTCCTAGCAGAGGCGTAGCAAGTTACTTAGAGGCAAGAGAACAATTCGAAAGAAAAGTTTTAGAAACTGACACTTATTACAATGGCATTATAAACGTAAGAGTAGGCGGCTCAAAAATTCTTAAAGAAGCACTTCAAGGCTTAAAATAGCAACACTGTTTGGTCGGAATAGTTCGACTCACGTTGAGATCACATGGATCTTGTGATCAGACTCTCGTGCGTTGCAAGGTTGATACTAACTTAGGTATTAAAAGATCGTGGCTCTGAGAAAAAGCAACCACACCGTTAATATATTTTGCTTAACAAGGATATATTAATGTTCCGTAACTTATGCGAAGGCTAAGGTAGGGAGTTGACGGGTTACCGCTTCCATACATATTATTATGTAATCCTTTTTGTTAAGATGGGACGCTTATCTCACATGATGGCTTTCTTACTTTGCCCGGCAACGGGCGAAGTATGGCTCAACTATCTACATGATAGCAGTTGCTTACGCAACTTAATGTTTCACAGATATAGTGTTAGAGCGAAAGCGAAAACACAGTTGATCTTTAGATCAACTTTAAACGTCCTTTAAATAATCATTTGGCACAAGTTTTACTTCCGTGTTAATCTGATTTTTCGTTCCTGTATTATGCTTTGCAGTGATAATGCTATCTCTAGAAAAATAAAAGCCTAAACTTTCTGCTTTTTTCATAAATTCAAGAAACGCACTTTCTAATTCTACAACTTCTTTTTTGTTCATAGTTTAATGTAAATCGGGATCTCGTCCCATTCCTCTAGGTCGCGGAGGATGAACTTCCAGAATCTCATATTCTTCTTCTGGGTGCTGATCCGCCATTATCCCCAAGTATTGC